AGCAGGACGCATCACCATAGAAAGAGTCGGTAATTCTGAAAATGGAGGGATTTGTATTCAGCAGTGGAATGGCAGGAAGTGGGTAAAATCAGACCTCAACAATATAACATCGCTGATAAAATCGCTAAATGTTACAGCGTAGTTAGCCGCCAATAGTCTCAATCACGACGTTTTTTATACTTTCCCAGAATGTTGCTCCACTTGCCAGCGCTCCCAGGGCCCACTTTTTCCAGTGCTTCTCGATATGTTCCCAGTTTTTTCCCCACTTAGAATTGATCCTGAAACGATTCTTAAGCCGATAGCCGCCCGTCTTATCAATAACGCCCCGTTTTTGAGCATCGTCAATAATCGCGTCAAAGTCCATTTGTGTTTTGTTTGGATCTTCGTCATCGCTCACGGGCCTTAATCCTGACTCTCAACTTATAAGCCTGGAAAAAGTGGGCCCTGGGAGCGCTGGCAAGTGGAGCAACATTCTGGGAAAGTATAAAAAACGTCGTGATTGAGACTATTGGCGGCTAACTACGCTGTAACATTTAGCGATTTTATCAGCGATGTTATATAATCGGGTAATAATTAATTAGGGTGGTGGATTAGTGGCGCTTAAGAAATTAGACCCAGTTGGATATTTAGCTTCGGTTACTCATTCGGCTGATAGCGTTTACGTGTACGGAGCAAGCAGTACAAATCTCACTAGAACTACCGTGGCAACCATGCTCACAGCCGCGCCTGATACCACAAACATATTTAACTTCAAAACTGTCCTAAAGCCTGATGCGCTGTTTACCCAAAACGTTATGGCGGGGCCTAACTATGGGCTAGCCGATGGCGAAGTGTTCGTTATTGTAAAAGGTCAGGACGAAGTTACTTGGGAAATGTTTTATTCCAGTGACAGTGGTGTCACTTTTGTTGATTCAATGGCGCTTACTGCCGGTTGTTACGTTTTAGATCGGGGAATTTCAAAAGGTACGCTCTCCGGTGATGGCTCTCCGAGTTATATGCTCATTGAGTATAACGGCTCAACCGGCGCTAACTGCCGCATTACAAAGACAACAGACCCCACACAGACTACGTGGACAGAATTGGCAGACTTTGTATCGGGTGTTAATATTCGTCACGGTCATGTGTGTAAAGTTGCTGATGGTATCTGCTATATATCGGTAGGTGATGGAGGCGCGCAGGCTGCAACATTCGCATGGGACGGTAAGACAACGATTGTCGATGATGTCACTATGGCCGAATTGATCGATGATACGTTGTACGGCGTGACTTCAGGTATTCACTCAACCCAACACGCCAGAACGGTAGATTTATTAGTTGATGCATCAAAGCTCTACTGGATCATCGATTCAAATGTTGATGAGGCGCTAGATACTGATGTCGGTATTTGGCGAGCCAATAAGGATTTTACGAGTGTTGAGAGGGTTGATGTTGGTCACGGTAGAAAAAGCCCGGTAACGGATTTCCCTACAGGCTGGACAGGTGTTTTAGTCGATGGGCACGTTGTATTCTGTGAAGACCCCACCACAACTGGAAACGTAGCGACAACGCTATACGTGAGCCTGTACGCAGCTGATGATGCTAATACCGCCCTCAATCAATGGCGTGAAGTAGGTCGTATATATTCCAGAAACTTAGAAACACAGAACGCTTACAACAGACCCAAGGGGATTTGGGCGACGAATGACTTGCTTGGTTTTAGTTTTGGAGCTGGATCAGGTAAGTACAAGCAGGGCGAGACTTCAATAATGGAGTTCTCAACAGAGGACTTTGTAGATAACGAGCTAGGCCCAGATATTACAAACTTGGGTATGACCTATCCGGATACTTTCGCCCATGCCGTGCATCCTGTTTTCTGGGTAGATCCTGCATCCGGTAACGACTCAAATGACGGTTACTTTCCAGCCACACCCAGGCTAACCGTTAACAGCCTTATCAATGCCAACCCTGCGGAGATAACCTACGGCACAAATATCATTGTTACGGGTGCGATCAATGAAACATTACCCTCCAGCCTGGCACCTAATTGGCAGAATTTTCCAGATGAACATCCTAATCCAACATTAAATCAGTTCGGTTATAGTGGAGAAAGTGGTCATCCTGTTCAAATTACAGGAACGGACATAAGCACAACCCAGCTTATAACAGCAGGGTCAACCGGGCTTAACCTCAATAACAGCAATCACTTTTTCTACCTCGACAGCATGAAGGTCTTTTCAGAAGCCGGAGAGCCTAATCGCGGTGTTATCGTCGCTGTTGAGGGCGCTAGCTGTAATCTGATAGACTCACAGCTTGGGGATATTGACGAAAGCGCAACCAGTTTATTTGTAAAGTCTGCGGTGACAACACCCAGTCTATTTTTTAATAGCGTTATAATTAACGGCGTAACAGTAGAGGGCAGCACAATGGCTAAGCCACCCAATTTTACAGAGCCTGCATGGAATCCGAGTTTTTTCCCAAATAACCGCCTTTACGGCATCCCGTTAATGAATGGTGAGGACGGTGATAGCGCTCAAGATGTTGGAAAGGTGCCTATTGACCTTGAGGGCTTTGTATTTACAACAGGCGTAAGTGGCGATATACGACCAGCATGGAACTGGAAAGCGGTTAATGATGCGGTTGGGCTGAATGCGGCAGTGACAACAGGCACCACCGCGCTCTGGAAGATAGCAGGGGCAGCTAATGAGGCAGCGCTAATAGCTGCCATGCAAGACAAAGGAACATGGATTACCATTTATAATATGATCTCTCAAAATACCTTTGACAATGCTGTTACAGGAGTCATTAGAACTACAGCCAGCGCTGATGGATGGAACATTAGGCAGCTTGGTTCGGGCCCAGATGCTCAGATAAAACAACGCGGCGACTTTGGCACGTGGGACGATGGCGGTAGTGATGGTTTAGCTGCTGGTGATCATGTGGTGATAATGACTTGGGATACCGGTGCTGATTCCTGGAAGCTTCACGCCGACGGTGCTCTGCGAGAATCACGCGCTATCGGCTCTGATCTTGTCGCAGCCCCTGAAATAAGAATAGGTAACACTTCGCTGACTAGCACAGAAATGATAGTTACCGGGTTTGTGTTTCTTGATGATGTTATGACCGACCAGCAAGCCCTTGATTTCATGGCCGACCCTTGGAATACATGGCTTATTGATTTAGCGGCAGGAGGATCACCCACACTAACTACGCCTTATAGCGATCAAAGCAACTTAATCACTTCAACGGCTAATATTGACCTTACCACCAATTACGATAACGCCTCTACTTTCACGGTTACAGGATTACCAGCAGGCCTAAGTTCGGCTAATGGTGTGGTGACAGGCACAGTGACAGCTCCAGCAGGACCGTTTACAGTAACCGTAGTGGCGAGCAGCGGATCATTTGCAGATGTCCCTCAAGCCTTCACGTGGAACGTATTAACGGCGGGCTCAGGATCTACAACAGCTAATTCATTAATCAACTCATCAATTAACTAGGAGCTTATTATGGCTGCTGCATTTCAAGAAAAGACATTAGACGCGAGTACAACCTCGGTCACATTTATCGGTGCGCCTGGTGCAATCACTCTATCAGGCACATTTGACACAGGCACAGTCACTCAATCACTCCCGGGTGATTCGGTAGCTATTGATACGTTCACGGCTGAAGACTCATTCTATTTCAATGGTCAACGCGTAACTTTTGGTATATCAGGTGGCGGCGGCAGTGAGAGCGTGAGTGTTAAATGGTATAAGAACCGGACTCCATACTAATGCCAATCCATAAGCCGAAGAAAAAGAAGAAGAAAAAGGTAATCCGTAGTCATAAATGAGACTTATGGTACACTAGCCCTACATTCACGGGGCTAATGCCATGAAAGACATTAACAATCAAGAGCAGATACAGGTGGATAACACCGAAGTCTACAAAAAAGGCGATAAGGTCGAAGAGACTAAGCAAAGCTGCGGATACTCTGTTATCATGATCATCTTGAACGAATACGACCTATCCGTTATTAAGAACGAGACAGGTATCTTACATTAATCATTAGAAAGGTGATTATCCATGTTAAATCGAAGAAAATTCCTATCATTATCCATCGGTGTAGCTGTAACAGCCCCCGCTATTGTCAGTGCCGCTGAAGAATCCATTATTAACTTCAAAGATCCTCTGTATGTAATAGGTGAGCAAACCATTGAGTCTGATAACTGGAGTTCAAGCGTAGAGTATAAGATGGGTGATATAACTATCGATGCTGATGGCAAGAGATACCAGTCTGTTCATGCTTACAATTCAAGGGGTAAGTAATGGTCATCCTATCCCTTATCACCCTAATAGCCATTATCCAGGCTTATCGGTCATATCCACAGCTAGCGCCAACACGCGAAGAGACAATGGCAGCAATGATCCGTGATATTGAGCATGAACAGATCACATCAATATTAACAACCGGCTATCATCAATCATCATGGTTGTCTACTTGCCATGCCGCTATATCAGGGTCTAAAGCTGGGGCCGCTGTTGTGGTCGTGGTTGCTGGTGCAGGCTGATTAGCATAAGCCTGATCAATCTCGTTTTGTGCTGCCTGCGCTCCGTCCTTGTCAAGGTCATCGATAGCCGCATCACGCTTAGCGGTTAACTGCTGGACCTGAGTTTGAAGCTGTGCGTTATGCAATTGGTTCAGACCTTTAATCTGATCCTCATGCCGCTGCTCCATGCGCTGCTCCATCTCATCCATATCACGCTGCATTTTCTTGGTGATCTTGATCCACTTGCCCGCCTCATCGAACTGTTCAGGCGTTTTGTAGTCAGCAGGGTTATTACCTTTGGCTTCCCATTCTTCAGCCGACATATGTTTAGCTGATGCTGGTGGTGCCTCGGTCTCAATAGTCTTATCAACAACCTGCTCACCCTCTACAGGTGCGACTGTTTCTGTGCTCTCTACTGCTTCTGCTTCACTCATTGTTCCAATCCTCTTGTTGCGACTCTAAAAGATTAGGCTCGTCTTGATCCACAGCATCTAATTGACGCTGAATAGACTCCATTAGAAGCTTGGCGTCGATAGCGCCCGTATTGCCCGTTATCTTCACAAGCACTTTCGGGCTGTCGTAATTAGCACCAGTAAACGGACTGACTGTGTAAACTCTATATTTAGCTATTGTTTCACTCATTGCTCTACCCTCTCAATTAAACCGATAATCTTGGAATCTGGAATTAACCGGAATGAATCATCTTTACTGTATTCACCGGCATACTTCTCGAATAGAACCTTGTCACCTATCTCGATACCCCAGCACTGAGCAGGAGTCTTAGGAATGGCTACATCATCCTGCCGCTCACAGCCTGGATAGCCAATAAATGCAGTCGGACCAATAGCTTTAACCGTGCCTATCTGATCAACCAACTGCTCTTTCTCGGTTAGTCCGGTAGGCATAACAATACCGCCCTCACTAACCTCTTCAACTGCTGCAATCTCAACTAATACGTAATAGCCTAATGGTTTCATTGGTCCCCCTTAACTAAATCTATTTGGATTATATTGACTGGACTATAGAAGCATTTGTCTATTTTTAGGCCGTCTGGAACTTCGGTATAGTGCTGCCTAATTAAATCCAAAACGAAATCCTCTGCAAGTGATGCTCTTAATGGATATTCTTTAAATGAGAATAGTGACGGAAGAGGTGGTTTCATTGGTCATCCTCCTCTTCAACTTCAGAGGGTAACCACTCGATAACATTCATGGCTGTGATTCTGGACTGCTCCCGAGCAAGCGAGAGTCCGCCTAAATCAGCCATGACAAGATTGGGTAGTGGGTCAGTCAGAGATTCAAGCACATCATTAGCGGTATCAAACAAGAGCTGTCGCGTTACAGGGTTATCCTTCCACGCCTGATACGCCTCTTTACTAATGGCTTGGGATTTATGGTTGATTACTATTTGGATTAACGGGTCTAACATTGGCAGCTCCTATGGCTGTGATGGGTAAATTCTCTATTTGCTTCTCGACACGCGCCTTCATACCATCAATGATCTGTAGCCCTTGAGTGTATTGGTCGGTTTGATTAGCTAGATTCTCGGTCTCTGCTTCTTCCAGAGTTTTAATCGTCTGAGCTTCTGTAAGCTCGTTGTCTGCGTCTCGCTTCTCAATCGTTGAAGCTGTGTCTGCTTCTTTGCGGCCTAAATCTCTGTCGAGCCTGTCTTGCTCGCGGGTTAATAACCCTATCTGTAAGTTGGTCATCTCTAGTTGCTGTTGAGCCAGTTGATTCTGTAAGTCCTGACCCTCTTTAATCTGTGCCATCATCTGCTTTTCTTGCTCGGACATACCCGCATCCCCTTCAGGGAATATCTGCTCTATGTTCTGGGCGCCAATAGCATCAAAGAAGTTGTGAACAATCGCCAACGGATTACCGCCAAACTGTGCCACTCTGTCTATCTGCTCCATCTCAACAGTCGCCAATTGAATACGCTGCAAGTTAGATGACATCTCAGGGGATGCAGTGGGTACAACATCCAATTCCTCAGAGTTAAAGTCATTCCGGCTGTCTGCTTGTGGATCATCCAGTATCTTTTTGTACGCTTCCGGATCGAAGAAGCGACGGTTCAACATGAATAGAACCTGGAACTCTTCAGACATTGAATCCAATACTCTGCCCATTAATGCAGACGTACCTATCAATGACTCCTGAACCATAGCCAAAGCTGTGGTAGGGGCGGTATTAGCCTGTATCTGGCCGCTTGCATCAACACCGGCTATAAAGTCTCTGCCTTGTAACTCAAGCTTCTCATTCAAAGCGAATAGGGTTGGTGAGGGTTCTTTGGATGGATTGGGCATCATAGATGTCTGTAGGTTCTGCGCTGATACCTCCGTTGATACCCATTCGCCTATCTTCATCCGAAGCGGACCCATCTTCTTGCGGAAGTTCTTAGCCAGGAATCCACCGCCGCCGTTAGCCAATGTACCAGCGTCAACTAATTGATTGGTCGTTGAGTTAACCGTTTGAGTAATGGCGCCGATTAGATGCGAATAGCCCAAATCTAAATAGGTGCCATCCGGTGAAGGTATGAACCCATACTTAGTTATCTGCTGAACAGCTTCGACGCGGACAATCGTCAATCCCTTCAGTGATGGCTCAGCCTCTTCGGATTCAGTGAATATACCTGTGTTCTGGAACTGGTTAAACCGGCCTAACATCTCTTGATCGGCCTGCCCTTTAATTGTTCTCAACAGTGACTTGGTGACCTTATTACTGTCCTGAACAAAGATAGTATCGAATGAGAATAGCGGAACCACCCTCATGACCTTCATGGTCTGCTCATGGATAGTGACAATGTATGGCTCTTCATACCCGTCACCGTCTAAATCTGCGCGGCATGACTGCTCAAGGAATCGATCAGTATTCTCTACTGCATCAACCACTCCTTCCTTCTCGTTTGAACCCTCATCACCATCAGCGTCTTCTGGATACAGCTCAACATCCAGCCATACACCACTAGCCCTGCGTTCAAGATAGCCATTCAAATCAACATCGAGTATGTGAGTAAAGGCCCGGGCTGAACTCATGTCAGTAGTAGCCTGGTTGATAGCAAAGTTAGGATATTGAACTATCGTTGATACATTGGAACCTTTGAGCGGACAGAAGAATGTCTTCTTAAACATACAGCCCTGATTAGGCAGGGTATACAGTAAGCGCTTCTGATTCTTGCGCCAGTCCTTCATCTCATAGTTAATCTGGTAGTTCATCGCCTCACTGACACGCTCAGACAATTCTTTCTTACGCCCTTCTGGATCACGGCCAATGATGTCAGTCTTCATCAGGTTACGTGAGCGCATGATTTCTAAGCTCGACTTGTCACCGAATGCTATGGACGCCTCAGTTAACAAGGGTGATTTGAAGTTACTCGCACCCTCCCAAGGTGTTGACCTGCCGTGAAACTCTTGCTTCATCAGCTTTAAGCCTTCATCGACGACATCACGCCATTCATCCATCGAATCCCAATCTTCATCAAAGCGCTCTTTAACTCGGCCACCCAAGTCAGCAAGCTCATCTTCGGTAAGGGATTCAGCTATGTTAGCGTTATCGAGTAGGGATAGGAGTTTGGATAGGCTCATTATTCAGTCTCTTCAGTATCTTCAGCTGCCTTGGCAGGCTCAGTCAAGCTACCCTTCAAGATGGTCTCGGCCCTGTTGTTCTGCAGTACAATCTTATAACTGCCCTTAGTGCCATCAGCAAAGTGTGATGAGGGGAAGTGACCGTCTGCATTGGCTTGTAAGGGATTAGGCGCTGGAATCTCACACTCAACATCAGAGAATACTGACTTAGGTACATCAGTTTCCTTGTCGATGAATAACATGGTGGACTTGCCGAGTAATGACTTGCGCGCCTCTTCTGTTGACTGGCCTTCTTTCTTATTCTGTTCAATGTAGTCACTGATGTTCATTTAATCTTTTCCTATGTCATGGGATTGCGGCATGTTATCACCGGTAAAGATAGCCTTCTCAGTACCGTCAAATACTCTTACCTTGCCGCCGCATGGTGCCGGACTAAAGCCGCTGTTTGCTATACCTTGATCCATTACAGACTTTGTATGCCTAGCCGCGCTTGCCAATAATGCCACTCTGTCTTTATCAATAATGTTCATTTAGTATCCGCCTGCGCTAGTTTCTCTGACATTCTCATACTCATCCTCAAACCCTTCTGATAGCCTGACCTTCTGTATTGCTTCTCTACGCATCATTATAGCGTAACGGATGGCGTCTATCAGATCATCCTTTAACTTCACTATCTGGCTGATACCGCTGGGCATTGCCTTCCTGTGATACTCCCGCAACTCTTCAAACACTTCATGCAAATCACTGAAGACTTTCAACGTACCAAGGCCGAACTCTTTGTTCATCATCACAAGCCCTAATTCTACACCAACACCGCCGCCTTCCCAAGTCGCATGCTCATCACACATATCAAACTCAGCATCGATATAGTAATCACGCTTCTCTTTGCCATTCTCCCGGGTCTGTAGTCCGTCTTGTGGCCATGCTGTTGGAACTCCATCAGCCCAATGCTTGATAACATGCCATGCGTCGTGAGCCTGGACCTTGGACTTCTTATAAGCTTGTGTGACATAGGTAATATGGTTATCAGGGTCGATGGCTATTTGAATGTGAGCCTGGGGGTGATCCCATCCAAAGTCCATGCCATCCAGTAACCACCAGTGATCAGGTATTTCAAAGCGAGTACATTCAATATCCTTCTGAGCATGTTCAAATATTAGACCGGCACCCATGAGTGGTATCCCTTTAGATCGCATATCTTTTTGATAGGCTGGATAGAGAGATAACATCTTTCTCTTCATGGCTTCCGATATATGGGGCGCATCATCCCATGTTGCTGTCTGTAGATATTGGCTATCAAGGTCATCGAATGACTGTACATCCTCACCCTCTTCAGTCTCGAAGTTATCACCCATGAATTGACACACAAGCTCGGTCTTACCGTTCTCGGGGGTGAATGTCAGTATGCCTCGACCACCCTTACCACGGTCACCGTTGATAGTTCGTGTTAATACTTGAGGGAATATAGCTGAGTCTCTTGGCTCTTCGTCGATATGATACCAATCAACCACATCACCCATGATTGCATGCTGGCCTTGAGAGTATGACCAGAACTGTACTGTTGCTATACCGGCCTTATGCTGGACCCTGACCTCTCGACACGCGCCCTTAGTACCTGTCGCTAGTATGTGATCAATGATCTTGCTTTTGGGTATGT